ATCCTGGATGATAAGGCGCTTCTTTAACCAATCGGTCTTTTTCCAGCATTACTTTAATTTTATCTTCTTCAGGAATTTCTGATAAAACCCAAGGCATCACATTTCTCCAACAAAATTTGCTACAGCAGGCATATCTCCTTGGAAGTGATAGGTACCGATATGAGAAGTTTTCATCCAAGGACATAGATGGATTTTTCCACCAATCTTACGCCACATTTGGCAGAACATATAATCTTCTGATAGGTATCTTTCTGAACCACCACCAACGATAGAATCTTTTGTATCGATTACTGTATCAAAATAAGCATGAATATAACGAGAACCGTCAAAGTGTGCTTGGCCAACGTGGTCTGGTAAATACTTAATTGTTGGATAAGCATCACGCATCTTAACAAAAACTTCTCTCTTGACCATCATAAAGCCTGTACCAATTTCCAAAACTTCTAATGGTTCTGTAACAGAAAATTGTGCAGTACCTTTAACTGGATTGAACACATAATCACCAGTAATCTTTTCTAACATCTGAGCTTCCATTTCTGGATTATTACTCAATGCTTTTTTAACTGCACGCCACTTGATGGCTTTCTTTGGATATGGACCACCAGAAACGTCTTTATCTAACGCTAGAAGTGCCATAACATCATTTGGATCAAAGTGAATATCTGAATCAATAAACAACATATGAGTGCAACCGGAACGTTCCAAAAACTCATCTGTCAAATAGTTTCGAGCTCTTGTAATCAAAGATTCATTGAATAAAAATGAAAACTTAGCTTGAACTCCATACTGCATACACAGGCCTTGCAAATCCAAAGCCGCTTTCATGTATAGACCGTGGCACATGCCGCCATACATTGGTGTAGCAATGAATAAGCTTTTCTTTTGTAAATCTTGTTTTGATATTGTAATTTCCATTTTTACTCCATGAATATAAAAAAAAGAGAAGCCCTAAAAAAGGACTCCTCTTGCTTAAGGTTTAATTAACCAACAAAGCTGTAACCAGCAGATAATGCTGCACGGACCATTGCTTTAGTTGGCTTGCCGATACGATAGGCTTTTACTTTAGTACCATCACCACGCTTGACGGTGTTAGTATAAATGCAGTGACCTTCTTGGCGCAACTCGTCAATACGAGCTGATACATTTTGGATACCAAAACGAGCACGGGCTTGTGCTGTGGTAAGTGTGTTGTAACCCTCTGATTTGCTTAAATAGTTGAGGATCTTTTGTTTAGCTGATAATTGCTTTTTCATAATAAAACTCCATAGTAAGTTAATAATAATCTTGCGTATTGCAAGTAATCACATCATATCATTATATAGTTAGGTTTGTCAAGTGTGTGTGTGGTATATTTGTTTGTGTAACATATTTGTGCCAATAACCTAGGTTTATGTAACAAATATGATACATTATCTTCCAACTTGTGGCAGATATTTGGCTTTGGTTTCTTCCCAAGACAAATCAATTAAATCATCATAGAAAAGAGTTTCATATGAAACATTATTCTTTTTTTGTAATTGCCTAATTCGACCCTTAGCATACTTGTTTTTCCAAATATTGGCAAGGGATTCTTCACTGGTATCAAACGATTTTACCAGTTCAGAATCGGTAATCTCCTTACGGAGAAATTCATTAGTATTATTATAGAGGGGACTAAAATAGATACCACGCTGGTGTTCTGTTCTAATCAATTCTTTTGGTATTTGTAGTTTAGAGTATGCAAAATTTAATGAACGATTTTTGTGGTCACGCTTAAGTGGAAGGCCTTGTTGATTTTTGGCTTCCCACCATTCAAAATATTTACGAGTATGATTTTCTTTAATCCAATCAAACACCAGTTTTTTGGTTGTTCTCGTAGGTTCAAATGCAACTGATCCTGACGAGAATCCCATTTTATTCCAATGTTCTAGTCCGTCATATTGAGATAGACCGCCAGACTTAGTATTACCATAAAGAGAAGTAGTAGTAACTCCCACCAAAGTATCACCATATTGTTTTTTCCAATCCTTTTGAACTGTATCAGATAAACACATTAATGCCAATAACTTACCGCCCATATAATTAAAACCAAGTGGTTGTAATGGAACGATTGTCGAACCAATTGCCGTATGGTTAATCATATGTTGTTGCGTCTTGATATCTCTCGACCATCCAATTGCATTATCTCTTGGAGTTAAGTCCAAGAAATCAGAGGAGATACAAATAACACCAAGATATTTCTTAGTAACATCATCTTGGAGTATATAGAAAAGATTACGACCAATATTAGAATTATTTTTCATTGTTGATGAGAATGTTCTAATGGCATTCCATCTCTCTGCTTCGGGACCATTCGATAGAACCATAACAGGTTTTAATTTTTCATAATCATCCGGTTCTTGTGGCATCCAAAAATTAGATTTAACTTCATTTATTAATTTTCTTTGGTCAGGATCAACCATTTGCATTTCTTGACCCCAAAGAGTTGAAACTTCATGTACAGGATATCGCTCTTTTACTTCGCACCATTTTTGATATAAAGTATATTCACGCACATCCATTTTTGAAGCATAAGTTAAATCCTGTATAAGGATTTCTTTCATTTGTTCTTCATCAATGTGAACAAATTTATCAACAGGATTTTTCTCCTGCCAATCTTTCCATTGTTCTTCTACATATTCAATTGGAGTTGCCATTATTTCAATTTCATTTTTTTAATAAGTTTATTTCTTTTTTTCATACCAAACTGTAAGGCTACAGGTTTAGTTTTACTAGTATACACGATTCCATTCATGTGGTCAAGCTCATGTAGGAAACAACGAGCAGTTATACCAACAAATTTGGCATTTTTAACCGCACCAGTATAATCTTGGTATTCAACAAATACTTCTTTTGGTCTGGCAACTTTTAATGTTAAAAGTGGAAAAGAAAGACATCCTTCATCCATAAAAACTTCTTGTGGTGACACATTTAGAATTTTTGGATTAAAAAAGGCAACATATTCTTCTTCACAACCCATCACAAAAACTCTATATTTAAAACCACATTGATTAGCTGACAATCCATAACCTTTAAAAAATTTACAAGTATCAACTAATGTTGATGCAAAAGAATTTGGATTAACTGGTGGATTTTCAAAATCAAATTCTGGCATAACTTCTTTTAGAATTGGATCATCTTCTGCTACCAAATTAAAAAGTGCTACTTTATTAACTATTGGTTTGGTATCTTTTACTAATTGTTCCGTATTAAATGTAATAGTATCGGATGCTGGATTAACCACAATCGTATCATTCATTTATTTTCTCCTGTAACTCATCAAATATTCCCATAGATAAATCGAAACCAATCAAGGCTTCTTCAACCAAATCTGTGGATAGTTTGGCATCTAAAGCTTTGATTAAAGCTGGCCTATCTTCAAACTGATATGCTTTACCTGAACCAGGAACTCTTTTTGCAATAATTTTTCCACCATATAAATCACCCATATGCCGAACATAAATGTGTGCTAGTAATAGATGTCGGCGTTCTACATCATAAAACAAATCTTCTATATGTTTACGATATCTTTGAGTGCTTGCATATTTCAAAGTGGGATAACCAGAATGTAATTCAGCCAAATCCTGTAAAATATAATTTGAACGTTTTAAGTCTGGTAAATCCTGTATTAGTCCAGCCAATTCGGAATAATATTCCAAAATACTGTATACAGGAAACATTTGTTGTAAATACATTACATAATGAGGTTCTGTAATTGTTCCACCTAATAGATATTGTACGAAAGGTTTTGCTTCTGCTTCTCTGTGTTTTGCATTGGTGTGTTCTCGTAATATGCTCATTTGGCCACCTGACTAAAATTGTTTTTCTTTTCAAATTTAATAATCGACCTGAATTTATCAAATAACTGGTCGCCCTTATGGGATATGACAAATACATTGGTGTCTGTTCCCATTTCCTGTATTAGTTTTAAGAATTCTTCAGTACCAATACCATCTAATGATGAATCGAACACCTCATCTAAAATTAATAAATTAGTATTGGTACTATTTTTTAATTTAGCAATCTGTCGCCATGTAAACAAAAGTGCTAAATCGATACGCATCTTTTCACCTTCCGAAAAGTTGGCATAACTAAATTCATCACGATGCCTAGATTTAATTGTTTCTTCAAACGATTCGTTGATATTGAAGTTTACAAAGAAATCCATTGCAACCAAATACTTGTTAATCAATTTATTCATGATTGGTAAGTATTGTTTAATGATTTTTGTTTTAATACCAGTATCTTTCAATAAAGAACCAGCAAACTCATAATATTGTTTTTCTGTTGCCAGTTCTTCTTGCTTCTTAACCAATACGCCAAGTTCTTCTCGTAGACCTTTTAGTTTTTCATTATCTTCTTCTAACGAATTTTTCTTGGTTTCCAAATCACCAATCTCTTTTTGGAGTTTAGCAACATAAACATTGATTGCTGATATGGTAGAAGTGTGTCGAACCACTTCGTTGTTGTGGTCGGTGATGTGTTTGAGGATTCCATTAATTTCTTCTACTCTTTTGTTTGCTTGAGCAATTTGTGCTGCGATTTCCTCAAGGCCTTGCCGTTGTATAGATTCTTTGGATTTTCTTTCGGTGATTTGTTTATTTCGGAACTCCGGTTCAATATCTTGTTCGCATGTAGGACAGCTATGGTTTTCTTCATAGAATTTAATCTCCTTTTCCACTTTTTTAATGTTGGTTTCAATCTTAGATTCCAACTGAATCAACTTCTTAGATTTCTTTTCTATAGAAAGTTTATCAGCAATTTTTTTCTGGAGAACATCAATATGTTTTTGAATTAAACTAATATCTCTGTTTGTGGTAACAATTTGTAATTCAGAGTTTGCAATATCTCTACGTTTCTTTTCAATCTCACCTTCATTATGCTTACGGTGTTCTTCTAAAGCTTCTTTCTGCATCTTAATCTTCTCAGCAGTTAGGTCCATTTCATATTTGGTTTTCTGAGATTGGTCTTTGATAATAGCCATTTTCTCTTTGACGATGCCATTCATTGATGAGAAAATTTGGATATCTAATAAGTCCTCTATAATCAATCTTCGGTCAGCAGGAGATAATTGCATAAAGGGAGTAAATGAAGCAGAACCGAGAATTACCACTTGAGTAAACGATTTGTAATTTAATCTAAGAATATTTTTTTCCAAAACTTCTTGATAATCTCTAGATGCTGCGTCTTGGTTAATTAGAGTGTTGTTCAAATAAATCTCAAACACATTAGGTTTGATACCACGAACCACTCTATAATGTTTTTTACCCATGGTAAATTCAATCTCAACCACACAATCAGATTGATTGATGGAATTTGGTAGTTGTGGTTTATTAATTTTGCGAAACGGTTTACCAAATAAACCAAAACAAAGTGCATCCAAAATGGTGGACTTACCTGCACCATTATTACCAATAATAAGTGTATTGGGAGATTTAGTTAATTGGATTTCTGTAAACTGATTTCCGGTAGAAAGAAAGTTTTTCCACCGAACTTTTTCAAATATAATCATGCCTGTTCTGTATTCAATGCCTCAACATATAATTCACGCATTACCGTTTTTAGCTTTTCATTATTAATGTGTTCTTCACTAATTCCATCAATAAATTTGTTTATGATTGTAATAGTATCTTCTGCTTGGTCAACCATATCATCTTCCACACCTTCTGTCAAGTCTGTAAAATCTTCTGCAATGGTAATATCAGTAGGATTTACGGCATATAAATTTGCCATGAACTTATCAAACAAATAGGGATTAGTTTTGTTGACTACCACAACCTTAACATAGGTATTGGTATATTTGCTTAAATCTTTTGATGTGATGTCTGTGATGGATTCTTCTTTATCATCATAGACAATCTTGTGAAACATTATATTAGGATTTGGCACGAATGTAAGATTGCGACTATCAAGATCAAATAAATGAAAACCACGAGTGTCGTTGTAATCTTGCCAAGTAAGTTCATAAGGATTACCAAGATAGTAAATCCCATCAGCATTTGACCGATGGTGGTAGTGACCAGAAAAAGTAAAATCGAATTTACGGAAAAGTTCACGGCTTAATCCTTCTTGTGATGGCATACCTCGATGCATAGCAAATCCAGCAATCTCAAAATGTCCGCAACAAATTTGTGCATCTGTATCTGACATTTCAAAGATGGCATCATTATGATTTTCAGGACAAATCCAAGGTATCATGCAGATTGGATATTTTTCATTATCCAACCAAATTGTTTTTGGCTTTGATATCACTTCAATGTTGGTATATTCCTGTAACAACAAGTCTACCGAATTGACATCATTTGTGTTTTTAAAATAGGTATCATGGTTGCCAGCCAACATGTAAACTTTAATGTTTCGTTTATACAACTCATCAAAAAACATTTCTTTGGCACGCTTCAAGGAATAAAAATTTACATATTTCCTGCGGTCGAAAGTATCTCCGAGAATAAGCACAGTATCAACATTATGAACATCGAGAGTAGGAAAAAAGACTCCAGAATAGAAATTTTGATAATATTCCAAAAAATTTGTCGAATCATTTCTGGCACCAAAATGTTGGTCAGTTATTAGGGCTATTTGGGTCGTTTTCATCATAAAATTTAATTTCAAATAAACATTCATTATTTAATTTTTCGGCATAATCTAGTGCTTCTCTATGGGTTTTAAACCATTTTTTTAATAAAACATCTTTTTTATCCAAAGATGGATAATATGTAACTTTGTACATTGTACTATTCTCCTAGAAATTTTTCAATGCCTTTTGTTTTCTTTACCGTTTCTTTTTTGGCTTTTTTAGTTTTTTCATATGTACCTATAAACTCAGCAATATTATCGTATAACTCAAATTGTTTTGTGGTACCATCTTCAAATTCCATCAACTCCATTTCATCAAGTATACCCATCTGTTCTGTAGCTTTATATTTTACATATGTCTGTTTCTTTTCTTTACCAATTCTCCGTAAGAAAGCAAAGTAAATTACTTGTGTAAAATAAGCAAAAGGGTTTTTGGATTTGGCAGGATCAAAATTATCAAAGTATTGTAAACAGTTTTCAATACCATCTGACATCATTTCATCACGGTAAGTGTAGTTAATAAAGTTTGGTTTGTGTGACAGTCCTTCAGCAATCTTCATAAAACACTCTCCTATGTAATTTGGAATAGGAGGTTTGGGACTTTTAGATTTGGTGGCTTTACTACATGCTTCTTTATAATCTACTAAAGCTTTTAAAAAGTCTGCGTTGTTTATATAATGTTTTTGTTTTGCTGTCATATTTACCAAATAATGTTATTGACATATGCTTGACAAGTGTGTATAGTCGAGTATGTCCTTGTTTCAGATTTAATGTAATGTATTTCCATCATGATTTAATTCTTCAAATTGTTCCAAAGCTTCATGTATTTCTTCATCAGACATATCTTCCACAATCTGTTTTGCTTTTAATAGTTCTTGTATTTTTACAATTGTGTTAGTATAATATTCACAGAAATCATCTGCAGGTTCTATTAAACAGAGTATGTCTTGTTTTTCCAAACACACCTCATTTTTCTTAATGAGTTGAATAGGCAACCAATGCCTCATCATCAATCCAACTTCTCTACCATGAAAATCTAAACCAATGGTCATAGGTTCAACAACATCATATGAACTTAATCCATTTGCAGTTAATTGACCAATAATATCTTCACCATTCTTTAATCTGACTATTTTTATATTATCCATTTTTTAGTCCTATTTTGTATATTTTGAATGGGAAACTCTCCTCATTATATATCTTAGTTCTTTCCAAGAAGTGCTTTAGTGTATAATTCATATGTTTTTTGTATCTTAAATCATCTGATATATCATATAGTGTGGCTATTTCTTTACCATCACTCTGTCGTAGGCCTCGTCCAATGCTTTGCAAAGTTCGAATGCTCGATTTTGTTGGCATCGCAAATATAATGTTATGCAAGTTCCTAATGTTAATTCCAGTAGAAAAAGTCCCAAAACTAGCCACAATAATAGCATCTTGTTCTATCTCCATAATTTTTCTAATTTCTTCACGGTCAGTAGTTTCTGTACCACCGTGAATGAAGAATACTTTTCTATTGCCAAGTTTCTCCGTTTCTCTTATCATATCATACAATATTTTACCATGTTTGTCAACCATTTGATATAAAACTAATGTATTTTTACCTAAGCTAACTGCAAGATTTTTAATGAATTTATTGCGCATTTCATGTGATATTAAATACTGAATTTCTTCAGGATAAGTGTAATCTTTTACCTTTAAACATTCTTCATCAGAGTGTTTTAATACTAAACATTTTATTTCAAAATTTGAAAGTTGTTGTTTGTCAATCAATTCTTTTGTGGTGATAACCTTTTTGACAGTACCAAACAAACCTTCTAGTACCAACTTATGTGTTTTCGTTCCATCTAATGTGCCAGTTAAACCTACACGATATTTGGCATTAATACAAGATGTGAGAATGGTGGTTAAAGATTGTGCTTTGAATAAATGTGCTTCGTCACCAATAATATAATCGAACTGATGGAAATATTCTTTTGGCATTTTGTATAAAGATTGCCAAGTAGATATTGTTAGTGGTGATTTAGTTTCTTTTTCTTTGCCTTGGTATATTCGATGTACTAAACCTTCTTCTAATACACCATTATTGTAGTCTGCAAAATCTGAATATAGTTGTTCAACCAAAGAAGTTGTAGGAACTATAATTAAACCTTTGAGATTTTGATAACCAAAAAGTTGTCTGAAGATTAAATAGATTATTAATGATTTGCCTGAAGCGGTAGGAGATAATAGTAAGGTTCGTTTCTTTTGCATGGCATGTATAAATGCCTCAATCTGATGTTCACGAACTTCTAATGGTTCACCACGAGCGTGTATGTCTAATGTTTCAATAAATTTTTTGGCATGATATACAGAGAACTCATCTTCTATGTCTGGCCTTGGATCTCCATATTCAAAGTGATATTCTCGTTCTTTACAAAATTCTTCAATATATGGCAATAGTCCAAGATATATTTGATTGTTTTGTAAATTAAAAAGACGTATTTTTCCATCCCATATTCGATTACGATAAGCTGGAACAAATTGGTAACCAGGAACAAAGAATGTAAAAAACTCTGATAACTCTTTTGCTATGTGTTTTTCACAAACTATTTTGGCATATACCTCATCTTTTTTAACTATAATAATATCATTGGCCGCCAATAAATTTCTCCCATGATATAAAATCTCTCAGTTGCCATGTTCTCTGTTTTAACTCATTCATAATAGATTCTAAAACAGAAACACATTCTTCATGATATACTTTCTTTTCTAGCATTTTAATTAAATCCGAATCACCCTCCAGATAGGCATTGATATCAGATTTTAAAACAAACGCAAAGGGTGCCCATCCATGCGCATCCAATTCTTCTTGGTCCATACGACCAGAGTAGTATTCTATCTTAGTTTTACGCATCCGTAAGTAATCAAAATGTGCTTTTTTTGAAGCAATCTTATGCTTAGTAAGGATGGAAAGATATTGATTGTGTAATTTTGGTATCTTCAACAGTTCTTTACCAGGTTCCGTTTGGTCAATTTCTGTATCTTTTTCCCATAATTTCAAAATGTTTTCTAGATTTTCCATAATAATTTCAATAGTTTAACACCAATTTCCTATATTAACATACTCCATGTTAAAAGGCAAGAGTTAATGTTAATTAAACTGGTAAAAATTTAAAGCTTTCATAAACAAAGGTTACATCGGCGGTAACGATATCATCGGCTGATAATTTGGTATCAAACTGTATGTCTGACAAAGATACGGGAAACATATTGGTAAACTGTACCCGTAATATTGGATTGTTTAATGCTGAAAGTATTGTCAATGTTGCATCAGAATATTCTTTTTTGTTTTGTTTTTTGTATTCGTTTTGTAAGTCGGAACGTAAATTTCTTTCATCGGTACCAGATGGAGCAGCAAAAGATAGAAACCAATTATACAGTTGTTGCCATGTTTTCAGTTCTTCATCAACCGTGAAGGTGATATTAAAATTATTGTAAGCTATTTGGTTACCAGGCGAGTATACAGTTACGCTTGGAAAATTGATTGGGGCCTGTCCTACACTCACCCCAGGTAGATTTACTGACTGGCAGAAGTATTGCGTTGTACCTAACCGGTCAAAGGTTAATATAAACTTTGTTGGTTGTAATAAATTGGTGTTTTGGGGCGTTCTAGTAAGTGCAGTCATTGGATTATTAAATTTGTACTATACAGGACTATTTAGGTCATAAAAAAAGACCACCCGAAGGTGGTCTTTCAAATGTCATTCTTAACGATGACTTTTTATTACATCAAGTTCTTAACTTGGAATATACGATAGTATACGTTAGTACGTGGTGTAATTTGGTTAGTACCGGCACCGTTTGCCAAAGCACCTTTAGCAAATGGGTTAGCAACCATGCCGTAACGAGTTTTGAAACCAATCTTAGGTTGGAATGTAAACTGGTCAACTGCACGAACCATTTGTAATGGAACGTATGGGCAATAGAACAAACCAGCATCATATGGTGAAGAACCTTTGTAACCGATAGTTACGAGTTCTTGGTTAGATGTATAACCACCAAAGTATGGGTCAATATAAACCTTGATACGGCCATGGAGCATACCAGCAAATGTATTACCAGTATCATCTACTTGCAAATCGCTTTGGAGAGCAGGAGTATATTGCAATACACCAGCCATTGCCATAGCAGAAGCAACGTCAGAAGATACGATCAATACGTTACCTTTACCCCTACGAGTTTGTTTTGCAATAACGTTAGCATCACGCTCGATTTGGAAAATCAAACCTTTGAAACGCTCAACTGACCAACGGCCGTTAGAGTCTGTATCCAAGTCAAATGTACCAGCAGTAGTTGTGCCATATTGAGCACCAGCAACAGCGGACAAGTAGATTGTACGGATAACTTCACGGTTGATTTCAGCCAAAATTTCTGTAGACAGAATGTTAGACAATTCTGTTTCAGCATCAAGACCATGGATTGCTTTCAAGTCTTGTGCAAGTTCTAATGAATACTCAGCTTTCAAAGCACGTGATTGAGCAGTTACAGTAACCTTCTCAATACTAAATGCCATTTGGCCAAATACGCTATCAGAATCAGCACCAAGATTTTCAGCTTGTGATGTTGGCATTGCAATACCAGTTGTGAAAGCATTAGCTGTGAAGCTTGCTACAGGATTTGTAGCGATATCTGTATCAGGTGTTGTTGTACCACGGAAACCGTATGGGTTAGCAACAGATGAATTACCAGAGAATACTGTGTTAGCTTCGTTGAAGAATGCCTCAGAACCAGATTGATTAGCGTAACGAGCACGCATTGCAAAAATCAAACCAGTAGGACCAGTCATTGGCTGAACGCCAGCAACGTCATAAGCGATAAGATTTGGCAAAGAACGGCGAACCAAACTAATCAAGATAGGATCAAAATTGCTGATACCAGAACCGGTAACGTTGGTAGGACCACCTGTACCGTATGCTGTTTCATTCAATGCTTGAGCATCTTGAGCCATAGCTTGTTGTTGATTTTCCAAAACAAGAGCAGTAACTGCACGCTTGTATGGGTCTTTAATGG